ATTCATTCAATCTTCAACTTCTAGATTGTTACATCGGCGCGAGCATTCTTCTGGTGGAACGGATACCGATATTAGCATGTATAATTCTCGTGTAGATGTTAATAAAGAAATGCGTGGTGTCGCCACAACGTCTAGTTCTAATGCCTTAGCATTCACTACAAAAGGCTACGTTGACGGTGATCGAGATTTGAAAGCCAATAATGGTGATGAAACAAATCCAAGCATTGAATTCACTAATGGATCAGGATTGTATTCTTCTGCTTCTACGCAAATTGCTATGAAGATCAACGGAACAACAGCGTTTGCATTTGGGAATACTGGAGCAGATGTTTCATTAACCATCAATGGTGGTACAGGTACTGGTGGTCGATTGAGAATGGGTGAGAAAAGTTCAAACGGTACAAACTTCTTGGAATTTAGGCCAGCAGACGCTATGGCTGCTAGTCATTTTTATATTTTTCCGTCGTCGGTTGGCAATGTTGGTGATAGTTTGAAAATTGCATCTAAATCTGGAAATGAAATAACACTTGAGTGGAGTGCTTAATAATTAATATCTGTAAATATACTATTAAAATAATAAATACAAATATAATAATTACTAAGGTAGAAATAATATGGATTGGATAGCATTCTTATCAGAAAACTCTTGGATATTTGGTATTGTAGTGGCTGGTTCAATCGTTAACGTTCTAAAAAAATTAACGGAAGCCAGCAAAAGCAAGACAATAACAATTTCTAGATTAGAAGCCATATATGTGTTCATAGGAGCCATATTTAGTGGTGCTGTGTTCGCACTATTCGCAACTCATTGGGTTGATAGTCAACCTGTAATCGGCGCTCTAGCAGGCATGGGAGCATATCTTGGAGTTCGTGGTCTTGAGTCTGGATATGATTTAGCACTTGGTGCAATCAGAAAAATGACACAACAAGATGCTAAATCAAAACAAGATAGACAAGATAAGCGTGAGCAACGTCAAGGACGATCTGATTCTGGAAGACGTTCTCGTAGAGATAGATCTGATAATGATGATTGGAAGCAAGAAGAATCTCCAGATGATCATTATAACCCCAATCAAGAAACAGATGAGTGGAAAGTAGAAGAAACTCCCACAGAAAATAAGGAGTAACTATGACACACACACACGCTGAAGCTGCTAAAAAGGCAGGTTTTAACAAAAATATTTGGAAATCAATAATAATATTTGGTTTGATTATGTGGATTGCATCAATCGCTCAATATTGGTTGCCAGTGGTAATTTTACCACAGGAAGATATTATCGAGGTAACTGATGATTACGCACTATTGAGTATGTCATTTGTCAAAATTCTTAATTGTCAATATGTAGCTGGTAGCGAACGTGGCTATGCTCGAATTAAAAATGGAAGGTGGGAACCTATAACAGCATTTAAGTTTGAAGAACAAACTGATTTAGAATATACACACCCACGATCTTTTTTGAAACGAGCAAATTCGGGTTGGTGGCGCTGGGATTGGAGTGAAAATAAATTTAACGAATCATATGATGAAGTTACTATGTTCGTTCAACACTCTTGTGATGGCGGCGTAGAATATGTAGATTTAGATACTAATAATCCAAAAATTAATATTACTGGTGATTTACGATGGACAGAAGTAGGTCCATTTAAATTATCACAGGAGTAAAATATGTCAGAGTCAAAATCAAATACAAATACACATGCAGATGCTGCAAATAACGCAGGATTTGGTAAAAACATATGGAAGTCAATAATAGCTGCTTTCTTTATCATGTGGATAGCAATAGCTGTTGTAAAAAAATTGCCTATTATTGTTTGGCAAAAGGCCGAAGTTGTTGAATTAACTGATACATCAGTTTCTCTTGCTGTGTCTGGAATTAAAATTCGAGATTGTGCTTATGTTCCAAGTAGTCCAATTGGATTCGTAAGAACTGAGTTTGGTATACGAAAAATTACAGACTTTGGATATCCAGATATATCAGTTAATCGTTCAAGAGAAAGATCACCATTCAGAACAGACTTTGGTGTATGGCGTTGGGATTGGAGTGAAATACCAGAAATGAAAGATGAAACTGCATATGAAGTATTATTATTGTCGCAAAATGTATGTGGTACGGATGCCATCGTTGCCGAAGACAATGAACGTGGTGGTCATTCAATCACTGGTGATTTACGATTCTCTGTTATTGGTCCATTTAAAGTAAATCAGGAATAATTAAACATGCCTAAGACCCATGCGACCGCAGCAAAAAAAGCTGGGTTTAATAAAAATATATGGAAAGCATTAATCGCAATGTTATTGATTATGTGGTTAGCTGTATATATGGTTAGTAAGTTTCCTGTTATTATAAGTGTTAAAGTTAAAGTTGTCGAACAAACCGACACTTCAGTAACATACTCAGCATCAGGCATAAAAATACGAGATTGTGGTTTTGTTTTTAATAGTCCAGTCGGATACGTAAAAACAGACGACAGCCGATTATATCTTGCAAAATTTGATTTTGTACGAGTGCCAAAGGTTTCATCTGATCCACGATCATTCTTTAGAACAGATATGAAGTTCTGGCAATGGGATTGGAGTGAAACACCAGAACTACAAGGTAAGACAGTTACTGAAGTTCGAGTAGTCTCACAGCACGTATGTGGTGATTATTTAATTGAACGAGATGACGATGAAGTTGGAACTCAACATATTAAATCTGGTGATTTAATATTTTCGATATATGGTCCTTTTGATGTTCCAAAAAATTAATTCTTATAAATAATATAATAAACCATAGTTTTAGGATAAGAGGTATGAAACTTAACGATTTAATTGAACAAACAAATTCAGCAGCATTTTCTAACAATGCACCAGATGGACTGCCAGATCATCTAAAGGCTAAATGGAAGTCTTGGGATTTAAAAACCCGCAACCGAATATTGACAAATATTGTAATTGGTTCTGCTGAAAAAGCAGCAAAGAAAAATAAAGAAATGACAGCAAAAACTGCTGCATTTATAACCAGAGCCAAAGCGCGTGAAAATCCACCTAAGAAACTACAGCCTAGAGAGCGAACATTTAGAGATAATATAGATTAATATAGTGTTAATTAATCATTACACACATAAATACTTAACATTTAATAAATTTTAAGGAAAATAACATGAGTATTAATATTATAAGCGGCCCATTTAAGGGTAAAGAAGCAGTAATCGTCGCTGAAACAAAATCAAATGCACCAAGACTCTGTGGTGGACCAGCAAATAAACATAGTTTTTCTGTTTTAGTAAGGGGTATGCTATATCCAATCGAATTTAACGTAAGTGAATTAGCTAAGATAGAAAAATAAGCAATGTATAATCGATGGTTTTTAAGAAATTAATTGCCATCGACTCCCTCCCAAAAAAATTCAAATTTAATTTGACATAGTACCCAAAGTTGTCTATCATCTGTTTTGAGATGTGAAACACAACTCAAATAGATTATAACTAGACATTTTGGAGACAATTAGATGGCACGAAAACAATTAGATATGGATGCACTAAAAAATGCATTCTCAGACGATAAAGGTAACGGTACTGGTGGTGGCGGCGGGGCTGGTAAGTATTATAACTTCTTTAATATGGGCTTTGATGAAAGCTGTACAGTTCGCTTTCTTCCCGACTTAAACGAAGATAATAACAAATTCTTTTTAGTCGAAAAGAAATCTCATAGACTTTACATTAATGGAAAAAATGAAAACATACCTTGCTTAACAATGTATGGCAAAGATTGCCCTATATGTGATGTTTCAAGAGGATTCTATGACGAAGATAATAAGGACGAAGGTAAAAAGTACTACCGCAAAGTCCAACATATTGGTCAAGTTCTTATCCGCAAAGATCCTATGGAAGATGAAGATGGTGAAAGCTTAACTGGTCAAGTTAAAGCAATCAGTATCAACTGGCAAGTATATAAAATCATTCGTCAAGCATTCGCTGATGGTGAATTAGATGCTCATCCATATGACTTCGAAGAAGGAACCGATTTTATTATTAAAAAAAGTAAAAACGGAGAATGGGCTGACTATACGCTAGGAACAAAATTCGCTCGAAGGGATTCAGCACTTACTGACGAAGAAATGGAAGTCGTAGGTGAAGCGATGGTAGATCTTTCTGAATACCTACCAGATGAACCAAAATTAGAAATTGTAGAAGCTAAATTAGCTGCATCGCTAAATGGCACCAGCTACAATGACTCTAAAGATGATTCTGATGACGATGATACTAAGGCTGAAGATAAAAAAGCAGCTAAAGCAAAGCCTAAGAAAAAGGCTAAGAAGGTCGTTGAAGATGAAGAAGAAACTGAGGAAGAAGAAACTGCTGCTGAAGTTTCTGCTAAATCAGAAGAATCTGATGATACTGACGATGACAATGATGACAATGATGACGATGATGGAGATGACAATCCAGTATTGCGAAAGATTCGTGAGCGTCGAGCTGCACAGAAAAAGGCTTCTTAATTATGAGCTTTCTTTCTAAGCAAAAAAAGAATCTGGATAAGAAAGATATTACTAATGGAAAATCCAGCCCACCAGCTTATTGGGTTTCCACTGGTAATTATGCTCAGAATAAAGTTATTTCTGGCTCTTTCTTAAATGGCATCCCACAGGCGCGTGTTACGTGTTTCTGTGGGCCTGCTGGTTCAGGCAAATCGTTCAACGTAGTTAATCTAATGCGCGAGACTCAATTAGCAGGCGGTATAGTAATCGCTGTTGATACAGAGAATGCATTGGATGATGGCTTCGTTGAAAAGCTGGGTGTTGATACAGATGAAGAAAATTATCTTCCAATATCAGTTAATACCATTGGCGAATGTAAAAAGGCCGTTTCGTCTATAGTCACTGACTATAAAAACGAATACAGTCCAGCCGATGGACCAGATGCACCAAAGATTTCCATTTTTATTGACAGCTTGAGTATGCTTATGACAGATACTGAGCAAGAACAATTTAAGAAGGGAGAAAATAAAGGTGATCAAGGTCAACGCAACAAACAGTTGAAAGCAATGCTATCATCTTTCACTAACAATATAAAAAATACCAATATAACAATGGTTGTTACATCCCATGTTTATAAAAATCAAGATCTACTCAATGGTGAAGGTTTATATATTGTTCCTGATGCAATTAAATATGCTTGTTCGCAAATTGTATTAGTATCCAAGTTAACACTAAAGAATAAAGAAACCAAAGAAATTACTGGTATTCGGATGAAGTGTTATGGATATAAGACTAGATTTACTAGACCATTTCAATCAGTAACGATTGAAGTACCATACGAAGCAGGTATGGATCCGTATAATGGTTTATTGGATATCGCAGAAGATATCGGTGTAGTTAAAAAAGTCAGTGCGTGGTATACATTAGAATCTAGTGGCGAAAAATTTCAACGAAAAAACTTTCACACTGTTCAAGAAGAAGTATTAAAACAGTGTGAAGAAAAATCTGGCATTAGTCTAGAAGCTATTATTGGTGAAGATGAAGAAGAAGAAGTTGTAGAAAATAAATTTTCTTCTAAGAAACTTCGACAAGACAAAGCTGTAGGCGAATAAACGATAAGATGTTAGCCCACTTAATTGTGGGCTAATTAATGATTAGTTACGTAACCATTCCTTTCTTAAATCTGGATCTGGACCAAATAATAATTCTAACGATTCTGAGAAATCACCTTCGTTGATTATTGGAATAAATGTATCAGTCTCTCCTGACAGGATCATATCCCAATCAGTCTTACTCATACCACCAAGACCTTTCATATATTCAACATCCCAACCAGAGTATTTTTTCTTTTGCTTTTCAAACTCACTTAGATTTGGAATATGAATCCGCTTCTTTCCTTTTGATACAACCACATTAGGAGCAATCATTCTATAAAAGAATGGTGGATATTTTGGATCGAACAACTCAGGCCAAAACTGAAAGAATAAATTAACTAATAAAGTGGTTATATGATCACCATCCAAGTCAGCATCCGTTGCAAAACATACTTGACCATATCTTAATTCAGATCGCATCGCTCTCTTACCCGGCACAAGTCCGATTATAGATATAAGATCAGATACCTTACCCATCTTCAAAAGCTCCGCTACAGAGATACCATAGACGTTGTTAATCTTACCTTTTAGTGGATATGCAGCATCCGTAGGAGGATTTCTCGATTGTACAATATTAGCTTTAGCTGAGTTACCTTCTGTTACTAGCAATCGACAAGTATCGCGCTTCTTAGAGTTAGCTTCCATGAAACCATCAATAGGACCAAGCTTCTTTTTACTACCAGCCACAGCCTTTTTGGTTGCATCTGCATTACTTCGTTTAATTGCCTGATCAACAACGCTAGTTAACCAGTCTTTATATTTTCTAACAAACGCTTTCCATCCAGCTTCAACAATATCATCAAAGTCTTTTCGTAGTGATGGTCCAGTCATTTTTGTTTTTGCCTGTGAATCATATTGAGGATCACTGACTTTTAAATTACCTAACAATAACAATCCAGATCTAACATCGTTTCTATTAATTGTTACTTTCTTTCTTTTAGCTTCACGTTCAAGGTGACTCATTACTTTATCGAAAAAAGCATTGGTAAACTGAGTATTACAAGAACCACCATCGTATAGCATAGAGCTATTAACCCAAGAAAATATTTGTTCTTCAGGTCTATTGTGAGTATCGAATACAACAAAGAATTCTAATTCATCATTACCAAATCTATAATAATCACCAAAGTGTTGATTTAATAGTTGATCAAATCCACGCTTATAATTGTATTTGGTTCCATTGTAATCGACAGTAAGGCCGGGGTTTGTAGCAGCCATTTCGATAGCACGATTTCTAATTATTCGTTCTGGTAAAATAACACTAGAAAAAATATCATCCTTTAATTTAAATTCAACTAACGTACCAGTATTTTTAGTTGTCTTTCTAGTGACTTTAGGTTTGCCGATCTTTCGAGTAGCATCTGTAAATACTTGTTCATATCGTTTATTATCACGATGTATCACTACTTTAAATTCTTCAGAGCATATCGCCGATAAAGATACACCCATACCATTAGTTCCAATTACACCAGCTTCTTTATCATCTTTAAAGTTTCGCCCAGAGCGTAGTGTGGTGAAAACAACTTGTGGTGTGGGAACTCCAGTCTTGTGTTTACCAATTGGAACACCACGTCCATTATCTTCTACAGAGAATGTTGCATTAGCAACATCTGAATTAATTTTAATTAGTGGCTTGCGAGGTTTTGATTGAATCAATTCATCATTGGAGTTATCAACTACCTCAGAAAATAGTTTACTCACCGCTGGCACAAATGTTATTTCTTCAATGGAGAAATCTTCTCCAAAAATAGGAACCTGATAATTTGTCTCTCTCGTATTACCAAGATATACAGAGCTTCTTTTGTGTACATGTTCGATTTCACTGAGTACTTGGATATCAGCTTCGCTATAGGCAGTGTTCTTCTTTGTCATGGTTTTATTTATTTTGATTTGTTTGTGTGGTCATTATACCATGAATAATTAATGTTATTTAATTTGATTATGATACAATGCACTGGTGAAAGAGAAATCAGACCATCATATATCATACGTTGCGATGCAGTAATATTGAAGTTATGAACGGTGTCACACAACAAAATTAATAGTAAACTCACTATAATTAATTTTGTAGTAAACTAACAGTATTGAAAAATGATAACAATGGGAATTTATCAAAAATGTATAAAAAAATATTTAGTGTGTTGATACTTTCAGCAATTTCTAGTGTTTGTTTCGCGCATGGAGCGGAAGAACATAATCTGGCTGAAATACCAGAGTATATAACTAGAGAAAAATCAGATGCCATCGTAGGTGGTGAATGGTCTGACGTTTATGATTGGCCTGTATTGGCTGTTCATGCAACTGTACTCCCAACAGGAAACGTTTTTGTATGGGATGCAACACCAGATGATTTTGATACTGAATTTGATGGTTCACCAACAAACTTTCATGATTCACAGCGAAATCAAACTCGTGTGACTGTATGGAATCCCAAAACGAATCAACACATGCAAACATATAATCCAGAAGGTACTGGTGATTTGTTCTGTGCTGGCAGTGTTCATTTAACTGATGGACGAATTATATTTGTTGGTGGTGATTCTGGTGTAAGTGGAAAAAACGGCCCAACATCAAATAGTAACATTTATGATCCTTATACTAATCAATGGTCAACAACAGATAACCTAAATGCCGCTCGATGGTATGCATCATCTGTTTCACTACCCAATGGTGAAATTTTAACATTGGGTGGAACTTACACACCAACACCATACGGTGAAATTTTAGAACACAATAAACAATATCGTGAATTCAACGGCGAATTGGATTCACCATTAGTTTTATCTGGTGATTATGCATGGCTATCAGTAGTGTCAGATGGTTCTGTAGCTTATGTAGGGCCACACAATAGAGTTGATAGTTTATACACTGATGATACCTTTGAAAAAGATAAGTGGATAAATGGTCCTAGACGCGATATTAATGAGCTTGAAGGTGAGCTTGCTTCATATCGTGGTTATGGTAGTTACGCAACATACGATACTGATAAAGTACTAATATCTGGTGGTGGATCATCTATTAAATCATCTGTAATTGTTGATACGAAGAATCGTAGTGTAACTGAAACATCACCAATGAATTTTGGTCGTCGCCAACACAACCTAACAATATTAGCTGATGGTTCTGTACTTGCAACTGGTGGTAACTGGTCTGGTGAAGATTTATATGATCCTAATGCTGGTGTAGTAACTCCAGAAATTTGGAATCCAAATACTGGTGATTGGACAATTATGAATGATATGAAAGTTGATCGCCAATATCATTCTGTTGCTTTGTTGTTGCCTGATGCCAGAGTGTTATTAGCTGGTAGTGGATATTGTGTTCCTTGTTTTACCTTCGATCATGAAGAACAAAATGCTGAGATATTCTCACCACCATATTTGTTTAAAGGTGAACGTCCTGTGATTTCTGGAGCACCAGAAAAAGCAAACTTCAATACTTATTTTAATATGAATGTATCTACTGATATTACAGAAGTTAATTTTATTAAATTAAGTTCGGTTACACATTCGCAAAGCCAAGATCAACGATTGGTTAAAGGTGAGATTATTAGTCAGGCTAATGGCGTTGCAACTATTGCTGCACCCAAGTCTAGATTCTTAGCACCCCCCGGCCACTACATGGTTTTCGCTGTTAAGAATGGTGTTCCATCTGAAGCTGCAATAGTTAATTTTGGTGGCCCATTGGTTGAGACTGGTGATGTAATGATTAACAATGCTAGACCTAATCATTGGGAGTATTACGAAATTAAAGGTAATGATGAACATACACTTACTGTTAACTTTAATACTAACTTAAATGCTGCATCGATTCATGTAAAGAATGGCTCGTGGCCCACTGATCCAAATAATAGCGGTTTTAATTCTTGTGCGAGTATCACTGATGATCAACATCAGTGTGTTATATCAGCACAGAATGACACTAGTTGGTTTATCGGTGTTAATGGTAAAGCCAATACTGAATTTTCAATATCATTTGATGTTACTACTGGCACCAATGCACAAGTAGTTAATTTTATTGCTAAGCCAGAAAATCTAACTTTAGCTAAATTAGGCGACGGTCGATTTGAAGTTGTCTGGAACAGTGTAGATGGTGCTAAAGAATATGAAATATTCAGGGATGGTCGATTGGTAAATAAATCAGATGATACTTATTATGTTGCTGATAATTTGCAGGCAATGAGAACATATTCGTTTCAAGTTCTTGCGATAGCAACTGATGGTTCACGTTCAACTTTGACTGATGCACAGCAAATAAGAACGTCAGATCAACCTTATATAATTGATCCTACGTCAGTATTTAATCCAGTGATTCCATCTACACCTGTAGATCTAAGAATGTATAAAACATCACCATCGGAAGGTACGTTGACTTGGGGCCGATCTTATGATGATAAAGGTGTTAGTGGTTATATCATTTATAGAAATGGTGTGGAAATTGGCAGACGTAATGATGCTGGTATAGGTTTTAATCAATTTGAACTTGAAGCTGGACAGACATATGAATATGCAGTAGCTGCATTTGATTTTGATGGTAACACATCACCAAAGTCTGTTGTGTTTAGAACAACTGGTTCTACATTTGTTACAGATAGCAATATGGCACCAGCCCGTAAAAATCCTGATTTCAATCCTGTAGTTGATAATACTCCAGTAGTTGAAGTGCATATTGAAGTGCCTGTAGTGGAAACTCCAGTGGTTGAAGAACCGAATATAGAAGAAAACACCGCCACCAAATCTGGCAACGGTGCTCTATTCAGAGGATCAATCAATATGTTTATATTGATATCCCTACTTGGTAGTTTGCTGATCCGTTTAGGACAGCTTGCGAAGCTTCGCCAATAGTTTGGTGATTTGAGCGATAATAACAGCAGCCGATTCAGTATCGGTGGTTGGTTCATTTACTACTGGTTCATCTACAATATTAGATTTTGAATATTCGACTTTATTAGAATCAATAAATCTCTTACTAGATGGAGTAGCAGTTACATAATAAGTACCTTCTTTATAAGAATCAGGTATTGTAAAAGTAGTTCCTTTAACAGATTTTTTATATTCATTTTTATCAAATTTAATGTCATACTTGTTTTCATCATGAGTTTGATTCCATGTTAAAACATTTCCATTAATCTTCAATCCAAATTCAGAATCAGTATCTTCCATCACAAGTGGTTCAGCATCATTAGATGTAACTGGAGTAGCAGATGGAGTAGCAGCAACAGGCTTATCGCCAATAGCTTCAACACCTTCACCATTTCTCCAATTAGGAGCAATCCAATTACCGTCATGATCTTCATCTTGCCATACGCGAACATAATGAATAAGAGCTTCATCAGAATTAATTGTTTCTGCTGATTCGGTTCCTAAGTTATACGCATATAAACCCGGATCGTTCTGAATAAACGGAGGTTGGGCAGTAACACCACCACCAGAGTTTGCACCAGAATTACCTTCTCGTGTTAGATATAGAGCCATCGCGATTTCAACTTTACAAACTAGATCTTCGCAAATTAAAACACCGTCTACATACCATCGAGTACCTTCAGTAGACCAATGAACAGCAATCGTATGATCGCCCTTAGTCATATCAATTCCAAATGGACCTAAATCAACTGGTGGAATTTTCTTTGCATTAGCACCAATGTTTTTACATAGTAAAAGATTTCTTGAACTTGGAGTATTTTCATATTCCCATACATCTAATTCAACACCATTACCATCGTCATCATCGTATGTACCACCTACAAGTGATTTATTCTCATCGCTTGGATTAACAGCAGGTAGTAACCAACCGGATATTCTAAACCCCTCAGTATGTACATTTTCAAAATTAACTCCAAATTCTACGAAGCCATATCGAAAATAAAAGTTTGGTGAATGTTCAGAAGAAGGTCGAACGGCTCCATCTTCCCATGTCATCGCGTAAGTATCAATCCACGATGTATAAATTTTCTTTCTAAAATCCGCAGTTTTCCCATTACGTGGATGTTCATATGGGTGATGTGAATCTTTGATCGTTGGATCATCTTCATCAGATTTGTATCCACCCATAACCAAAGAACCATCGCGAATCTTTAGTGTTTTATCTAAGTGCTTGTCGTACCACATAGCATGACGTTTACCCAAAGGGTATGCGCCATCTTTTTTATTGCCATCAGTATCGAAACCAAAAGTATTGGTTACATGTTGAGACATTTGAGCACGATTGTCGTTATGATCAGGTAGGATTTTTTCAAATCGCCACTTGTCTTGGTTTAGTTCATTTTCATTAAATTCGCTATTCCAAATTAATTTGAAATTAGCTTTTGAATCTTTAAGATTTGGTTTAGCCATAATATTCTCCCTTGTACATTATTTATCTAAAAACAGGAGGTATTTCACAGATTAATTACTAGAAAAATAGTAGATATGATATAATATCGAATTATTTACACAATAGAGTAGTATGTTTTCAATGAAATCAATAACATTGACATTTTTGATGGCCCTGACATTATCTGGATGTAATTGGGTTGATTCTACAGGCGTACAGGCTGGAGCCGTAGACGATTCAACTATTGACCAAACATCAATACCCACGTTTCCAGTAGCTCCAATTGGTGAGCAACGAGAGCTTATTCCTCGTGCTCGTTTTAATAATTGGATTGATGCTATGGCTGGCCCTGATTTACGTACTGGAATTTATAAAGGAACAACACGAACATTTAATTCTCGTGTAAATGAAGTATTGGGAATAGAAGCAAGTTTGAAAGTGGAATGTGCAATAAACGAACAATCCCCGAAAATTAATATTATTACTTACTATGATACTCCAGATGATTTGTTGCTCATGTATGCAACAGAAAGTATGATAGCTAATAGTGAAGCTGACTTCACTACTTTTAGTGTAGAAGAATCAGGGGGAATATATTCTAATACAATCAGAGAATCTGATACATTATATATGCTCCCGCAAATGCTCACTAATCGTATTTTTAGAATTTTATTGATGGAAGATGGTGTGTCAATTCAATATGTATTCGATCTAGATGGATTTTATGATTCATTTAAATACGCATGTGAATGGCACAACGCAACAAATAATTATGTTAACTTAGATGAGTCAATGATCGAAGAACCAGTTATAGAAGAACCTGTAGTTGAAGAACCTGTAGTTGAAGAACCTGTAGTTGAAGAACCTGTAGTTGAAGAACCTGTAGTTGAAGAACAAGAACCAGAACCAGTTTTTGTAGATAAAAATTGTGGTGATTTTGAAACACAATCAGAAGCACAGGAATTCTTTATAGCCGCTAAAGAGGAAACTGGCGAACGCGATGCCCATTTCTTAGACAGTAATGGTGATGAAACGGTTTGTGAATATTTACCTGAATAGAATAATATGAATACTAACGATTTATTAGAAACTAATTTAATTTGTACAGTGCTTGAGGGTAGTCATGCATATGGAACAGTCATACCATCTTCAGATCTTGATATGCGCGGAATTTTTTGTGGAAATCCAATTAATGTTAGAACACCATTTTTTCCTGTTAGGGAAATAGAGGTTGTTGAAGATGAAGATACTAAGTATTTTGAACTTAATCACTTTATGCGCTTATTGCTGGATCAAAATCCAAATATTGTACAGATGTTATGGGTACGCAATCAGGACATTATAAAATCAACTGAAGCATATGAGCTATTAAGATCACGTAGGGACAATTTTTTATCATCCAAAATAGCTTTCACAACAGCAGGATATGCAGATTCTCAATTAAAAAGAATTAAATCATCAAAAAAACATGTAAACTACACCGATCAATTACATTCATTATCAACCGTTTTAACAAAAGCTTTGAAAGTGGGTGATATTGATCATACATGGATAAAAAACAATTGTGGTGATCAAGTATTGGACTATATAAAAAATGAAAAATGATGAGTTGTTATTTAGAATCAACAATGAATTAATTCGAAAAGATGGAAAATTAAATGCACCCCTTTTAAACTTAAACTCTAAATGTGGGGATTTAATTTCATCTATTATAAAACATACGCATTATTTAAATAGTGATGCGACTATAAGCCAAAGAATATGGCATATCACAAAAAATGTTCACACTACACCAAAATGTTGGTGTGGGAAAAATTCGTTGTGGATAAATCCAAAATATTCAAAATATTGTTCTCAGGTTTGTGCAACTACTTCATTAGAAGCAAGACAGAGAACTAAAAAACAATTTACAGGGGTTAAATTGTCAAAAGAACGCATAGATAAAATTATAAAAAGAAATACTGGTTCTAAACGTTCTATCGAATGTAGGAAAAAACTTAGTGATGGTAAATTAGGCAAAAAAAATCCACAATACGGTAAAAAATCATGGAACGCTGGGCTGTATGGAACTGATAATCCAATGTTTGGAGTTAAAAGACCCGGCACCGGATTGAAGGGTAAAGACAATCCATCATATGGAAAATCACCTCCCCTCGGCACAGGCTTTGGAATAAATGGAAAATTCAACGAAATACATTTTAGAAGTAGTTTAGAATTGTTGTATCTCATGTATTGGTATTCAACAAATATTATAGTAATTTCCGCAGAATCGTCAGATTTTAGAGTTAAATATTCCGATGATAAAAATGATATTAGAGCATATACGCCAGATTTCTATATACCATCGTTGAATACAGTTTATGAAATAAAACCTGAAAAATTACAAAAAAATAAAATAGTTCAGTTAAAATTTAATGCATTAATTGAACATCATAGTAATTTAATATGTAAATTAATTGGATATTCTGAAATAAGTGATTTTATTTTTTCAATTGATTTAAATTCCACTATTAATAATTATATTGATAGTGGAGTTCTTAAAATTAACAAAAAACAATTTGAGAGGTTGCAAAAAAATTATGGAGATATCATTAGAGAATCTGCTAAACAAGTATGATGCTCCAGATAATCATATTAATGATTGTTTGAAATTATGTATTCCGAGGCAAGAGTGTTATATTCATTTAATTCAGTGGTTCGCGGATAATAAAGTTATGCCGAATACATTTGATATAATGACATACAGCAATAATCATAGATTTATAAGTTATGGAAATGATTTGTATGGAATGTACGACTGGAATAAATTTAAATTATTTAATCCAGATGGTTCGATTAAAGATAATTTTGATGGCTCAAGAGAATCACTGGGACAACCAAAGGCGATTGTTAAATTAAATAGATCTAAATGGACAGATGATAAAAATTTCTATGACAAATATTGGTTATGGAAAAAAAATAGAAATGAAAAACGAGCTAAGTTAGAAGCTGAATTTTTTTATGATACAAAAAATGCTATGCATCTCGTCAGACTTCTCAGAATGGGCTACGAAACACTTACTACAGGACAAGTAAACGTGTTCAGAGATGATGCTTCAGAGCTGTTAGAGATTCGCAATGGCTCTCTCACATACGACGAAATATTAGCATATGCAGATACTATGGACATTAAAATAAAAGAAGCGTATGATAATACCGAACTGTCCCGCAAACCTAATGTTAAATTAGCGGCACAGACTATAATGGAAGTACAAGATTTAATTTGGAATTCAAATGACAATAACAAATAAAATTAATCATAAAATTGACATTCGTGAAAAACAGTATGATGATTACACACAAGAAATCTTTGAATTGATTTCGCCTATAATAATAGGCGTCAATGAATTTTTATTTCATACTTCTATATTAAGTGATGGTGACGAACTAATATTAAATACTATTGATCCTGTCGAAGATGTGTATATCATCACAGGATTTATAACTGCACCAGTCGGTACTGACATTCAATTGCAAGATGGTTCAATAGTAGAAATCAATGATATACAAGATCAATTTGAATATAGAAAGAAATTTCGAATTCAAGTACCATCTGATTTAATAGATGCTAATGATAGTGATGAAGTGTTTGAATATTTGGTAAATCATGCAGAGCCAAAAGCTAGAAAAAGAAAACATCTTAATTCGCTTAGAAAAGATGTTGCCGCTTCTATATCTAATGATATGGATGAAGAAGATATGAATGACATATTAGAAAATATGGATACAGGGGTAGCTCATTAAATGGCAGGAGATATTAATTTAGGACGGAAGTTTGAAAAGCTCCCAGATGTATTGGAATACTATGAAAACGAGTATGCTAATTTTGAATCTGATTTAAAAATGAAAGGTAAGACTATCGAGCGCATCAGCACCGATATTCCAGCCTACTATGCTTTTTATTCTGAACGTCACAATGAATTAAAGAAAATCCTATCCTATATGGAAGCCAGAGTCGCCCAAGTTAGAGGAAAATTATATAGTGGAATTAAGAAAAGCTCACAGGTTGCCCTCGGAGAAAGAGAGATAAATAAATACATCGATGCAGATGATATTTACCTAGAAGTGCATGGATATATGCTAGAAGTAAGAGAGGTACACGACATGTATGCATCAGCAGTCGAAAGCTGGAGAGTCGCAGGATTTTCCATGAACAATATTGTTAAAGCGAGGGTAGCGGATGTTTCTGACATTACATTATAATGGATAAAAAATGCACTCTCGTAATCAAAGATGAAGTTAATTGTTCTGTACGTGGATTGCAAAACCAACACAAAGATAAATTAAAAGCTCAATACGCAATATTCTCACCCACCAGATTTTATAATATAAAATTTAAGCTCGGCCAATGGGACGGTAAAATCATGTTCTTTAAGGACAATGGTGACACCTATCTGCACTTATTAGATGAAATTGTTCCCTATCTTGATGATGTTGGGTATGACATAGAACTTGTCGATAACAGACGTTCAAAAATTTGCGAACCGGATCCCATTGATAATCAGTACTTAAATTATATGACTGGGCCTGATGGCAATCCTCTGATACTCAGGGATCACCAAGTGGACGTTATTAATACGTTAATTAAACATGGTAATGGCATCGGAAAAGCCAGCACCGGATCTGGTAAAACTTACGTAACCGGATGCTTAACTAAAATATACGAAGAAGCATGTGGATTTAATGTTATCACAATAGTACCTAATAAAACATTGGTAAGGCAAACACACAAGGATTATGTGTTAATGGGAATAGATGCTGGAGTTTATTACGGAGATAAAAAGGAATTGAATCATATTCATTTAGTATCAACGTGGCAATCATTAAAAAACAAACCAGAATTAATGGATCGTTTTCATGCGGTGATAGTAGACGAAGCGCATATGGTAAAAGGACCAATACTCCAAACACTTTTATTAAAACATGGAAGAAATCTTCCAGTTCGGTTTGGTGTGACTGGAACAATGCCAAAAGAAGAAATAGATGAAATGACTGTACATATGGCATTAGGCCCAGAACGCATAGATATTCCAGCACACACTTTGATAGAAAAAGGATTATTGTCTAATCTTGATATTGAAATTTATGAGTTAGAACATGATCTAGCCATTCATTACGATGCGTATCTCGAAAGTTTTAGACCATCACTTGTAGAAAAGAAGCCAGTAACCTATAAACAATTTAGAGATACATTTCTACCAGACTATCAATCTGAAAAGAAATTTAATAATAATTCAAAAGAACACATGGCATGGATAGCTCAAAAACTAGTTCATTACAGAGATAATTATGGAAATGTATTATGTTTAGTAGATGGTGTTAAATACGGAAAAGATCTAGCCAATATGATTGAAGGTGGAGTATTTCTTTCTGGTAGTGATAAAGTAAAAGATCGAGAGAAGATATATGCAGAATACGCAGACAGAGATGATATTATATTAATAGCAACATCTCAAATAGCAAGCACAGGCTTAAATATCAAACGTATATTCACACTAGCATATATTAATTTTGGAAAGTCTGGAATTAAAACAGTGCAAAGTATTGGCCGTGGGCTTCGAATGGATGTGGATAAGAACAAAGTAAAAGTATTGGACATTTATGCTGATTTAAAATATTCTAGGAGACATAGTAGAGAGCGCATTAATTTTTATAAAGAGGCGAAGTATCCATACAAAAAACAAATCGTAAAATTCAAAGGGTTGGATTCAGATATATTTGATTAAAATGTGATGTGTGTGGTATAATTCTTTTAACTACAAAGAGAATTAAATATGCTGGTATTTCAAGAATCACAGGCAGTAACAATGATAGATAATATCCGTCCTATTATTATGGAAGAATATTTTTGGGTCATGGATTTAGATATGAAAGATTTCATAATTACACCATTAAATGTCATTGAAGCAACTACAGCACCGTCAATAGAATTGTTAATAGATGGTTTTAATTTTATTGTACCAGCAACATGGAATATATTAATTGTAGATCCAGAAACATCACAGCTTGATATATCAGAAGTAGGAGCGGTGTTGGGGAAACAATTTCATTGCTTTTGTTATGGTTTTAATAACTCAATGGTTGAAATGCACGTAATAGAAGCAGTGGATTATCATGCATCTGAAACATCGTTCTCTCCATCGATGAGTAAAAGTCATATGCTTTGTCATCCAATAGATCAAGATCGATGGATTAATTTATCTCCAGCCGATTCATATAACAAACATTTTAGAAACACATTATTATCAGGAGATTTTGTATGACCGACAATGACGAGATTATCAGCAATTCAGAGGTTGGAAAGAAAGCCGTACCATCATTTAAAGATACATTGAAAGAATCATTAAAGACTCCTGAATCTGATAAACCAAACATGCCAGTAAAGGTAAAAGCTGAGACTAAAAAGCCAGCAGCTAAAAAACGAGCACCACGCAAAAAAGCGAAACCAAAGGTTGAGGAAATATCTGCATCTGATTTAAAAACATGGATAGAAGGTGTTGAATCTATGCAAGATGATGATTGGCATCCATCACCAGAGCAATGGCAAAAAATTAGAGATAAGATTGCATCACTGGAAACTACTCCATCGGTTGTGCAACAACCTGTTGCATCTAAAGTTCAACAAACATCAACGCAACAAGTAATTCACGAAGCACCAGCTCAGCAAGCACCAGCCCAATCTTCATTGATCATTCATGAAGCACCACCAACACAAGCAGGGCCATCAGTGATATTGCCTAATGAAAATCCATTAAAGCCAGTTAATGCAGATGGACTTGTTGATGTTTCACCTAAAGTTAAACCTGACGGATCGTATGAATCATCATTCGGTTCGTAATAGAATTGTTTGGTATGATGGGACCACTACTGTCCCATCGTCAGAGATAGAAGAATATATTCAGTATGCAAATACTGGAAAAGTGTTTGTGGATGAAATGACTGATGATCTACGACAATATAATAAATTTGCATCAGACGCAAAAATCACAACACGCGAATCAGACTTATCAATAACACCTAAATGGTTATTGCCAAAATATTTTATTGATATGGATCTACAATCTCTTATAGATCAACAACTTGCAGACGAAATAGATAAATCTAACTTCTCTGACGATGAAACCAACAAAAGAATTGATAGAATTGATGAAGAAATGATCGCTTATCGAGAATTTAATTTAATTCCAGTATTACATGCTATTTTATATATAATAAATAGGTTTGAGGAAAAGGATATAGTCTGGGGTGTGGGCCGAGGTAGTTCGGTAAGCTCATACGTATTGTATTTAATGAAAGTCCATGATGTGGATAGTGTTGAATATGATCTAGATTTTAATGAATTTATAAGATAGGTCAAATCATGAGTCGAAAACCAAAACATATTACATCTGCTGGTGTTGAAGTTAATTATGATCTTATACGTGCAAAGCAACAAATGGCTGAAATGCCAGCATCTGCTGAAGTCCAAGAACGTCAGGAAAGAATTAATGCTAGACTTCGACGTAAGATGAATGCACTAGGTCCAACTCGAAAGAAAATTAAAAAAGATGAAGTAAAAACAAAATCAGAAAAACCAGAAGCTGAGAAGCGAATAATTAAAGAAGAAAAATTAGTCGAAGAAGTTGAAAGTACTGATGTAGAAAATGAAAAAGAAGTTGTGAAAGATAGTGATGTTGATGTACAATCTAATGATAAGAAATCAACTAGGGGCCGCCAAAAAGCGAAGCCACCAACTATTAAGAGAGATAAAGACGATGACAACAGCAGCGGATCTTAAACCACTACACAATCAAATTTTTTTTAGATTTGAAGAAAAGACAGTAACAAACTCAAAAGGTCAAAAAATGTTCGAAACTCAAACAGACAATGGTATCGTTGTTATGGGTAATATCGAAGACTCCACATCCACACCTAAATGGGGAACAGTAATCGCCGTAGGCCATAAAACAAAAGAAGTTGTTGTTGGTGATAGAATTTTAATTGAACCTTTAATGTGGACAAATGGAATTAAATTAAAAAACGATGATACGTTCTGGAAAACAAACGAAGATAAAGTAATAGGCATAGATAAAGTAGTTTAATATATTGACATTAAATATACTCACCAGTATAATTCAATGATTTACTGGTGAGTGTTCATGCATAGAAAATTCAAAGAACTATGGGTTGAGAAGTATAGACCCAAGAAAATCGACGATTATATTTTTGAAAATGAGACTCACAAAGTCGCGTTTCAAACATTCATTAAAGAAAAATCAATTCCACATTTACTACTCACAGGTATTCAGGGTAGTGGTAAGTCAACAATATCTCAAATATTAATTGATTCGATGAATGTTGACGAAGCCGATATTCTCACTATCAATGCATCTGATGAAAACTCAGTTGATATTATGCGCGAAAAAATAAATTCGTTTGTAATGTCATACGCATTTGGTGATGGTACTAAAATAGTCTTACTTGAAGAAGCTGATTACATTACACCCAACGGTCAAGCAGTAATGCGTAGGTTAATGGAAGAATATGTTGACGAAGCAAGATTCATACTGACAGGTAATTACGAAAATAAAATTAAAGAGCCTATTAAATCAAGATGCCAGCATTTTAGATTTAAGGCAGCAGATCCTGATGATATTGCAGAGTATGTAGCGAACATATTAGTTTCAGAAGAAATTGATTTTGATTTAGAACAACTTGATTTATATGTAGCAGCCAGTTATCCAGACATTCGAAAGATTGTTAATTCGATTCAACAAAGCATTGATGATGATAGTTTGATGGATATAGCAGCAAAAGCTGCAACAAGCACCGAGGATTTTCGTATAACGTTAATGGGCCACATCACAAATGATGATTGGATTAAGGCTAGACAAGTTGTTTGTGGACATGCCTCTAATCAAGAGATAGAAGAAATATATACATTCTTGTACAAAAACTTAGATAAATCTAAGAAGTTCTCTAAACAAGATAAGTGGGAAGCTGGACAATTAAAAATCGCGGAATACTTATACACACATTCAATGGTGGCCGATCCAGAAATAAATCTGGCAGCACTGTTCATCGAATTAAAGCAGGTATAACATAATGACTACAAATGATCAAAAGCAGGCCGTAGAAACAGCTTCATCAAAGCCAGAAAAAGCTTCATGGAAACGTAAACAAAAAAATATCGATAAACTTCATGTAGAGTTAGAAGAATTAGAAGATAAAATCTTTGAGCTTATGGCAGAAAAAATAAAACTTATTGATAGAATAACTACAACCCGAGGGGTTATGGTTAATGAATGTATTCACCCACATGATATGTTAGTGGGTCAGGATGATGATTCAATTCTATGTAAGTTTTGTAATAAATCTTTGGGTGTCGTTAAAAGACCGTAATTGGAGATTTTATCTTGCCAGATAAAAAAACATATAAGTTTGATATATTTGATATTCTAAAACGTATATCATTAAAATCTAGAAGTTTTTCCGAAGAAGAAGAAAAGGCTATGCAGCCCATTGTAATTATGCGCTGGTTATCTGGAACAAAATCCGAGCGACAGATATATCTTTTGAATCAAACAGTAAATAAATACATATTTGATTTCTATCATCATAAACAGTTATTAATTAATTTGATGAGTATATCAACTAATGGAAAATATCAAAAATATAATTGGTTAAAAAGAACAAAGGAAGCACCAAAAACAAAACATATGATAACAGTAGTTTCCGAATACTATAACTATTCATCACGTAGATGCTCAGAAGTATTACCAATCTTAGATGATGATACATTTATAGAATTAGCAAACGATTTAGGAAAAACAAAAGAATTTATTAGAGATTTGAAAAAAGAATTAAAGACTAGATGAAAACATTTAAATATAACTGCGCTTATTGCAACAAAAAGTATAAGATAGAAAAATACTTCCTAGCGCACGAATGTCCAACTAAGGCTAGAATCGATAGATCCAAAACTGCATTAGGTCAACGAGCATACGAATTGTATTGCAGATTTATGGAAATAAAATTTAATAATGTCCCACCACTAGAAACATTTATAGAATCCAGTTACTATAAAGCTTGTTTTGAATTCATTCCATTTTCAGAAAAAGTGGGATTAGTTGATATCGATATATATCTAAAAGTGATGAGTAGTAAGGGACTAACGCCATCAGAATGGACTGATCCATTATCATATTCATATTATATTGATAACATCGATAAATTTATAAAACCTGAAAAACAAATAGAAATATCAGTCACTACTATATTAGATTTTTGTGAAATGGTTGGTGTTGATACTTCTGAATTCTTTGATTTAATAACACCCGCCGATTTAGTTGAAATGATCACATCACGAGAACTTAGTCCGTGGCTCATCTTAAATAGTTCAAAATTTATGGAATTTTATAAAAATGAACTGAGTAATCATTTCAAAAAGCTTGTGAGTGAATTAATTGATGGGAAAACATGGAATTCTAAACTAAAAATTAATCCCAACATCCGAGCAACTGCCAAAGAATGTGTTAAAGAACTAATGCTATAAAAGTCATCAATCTATAAATAAGAGTATTGAAATCAAGTAAAAGAACTCTTATGGGTAGAAATTAATGACAATTTATTCAATTACATCAACAGATGCATCAAAAACCATTGTAGTCAATGCAGGAACAACTAATGGTCCTGTTGTTGCTCCAGCCAATATCGATACGGATCTGATTCTATATGGACAAGGTTCTTTCAATTGGGGTCAAGGAATTGAACAAAACTTGTTCAGAATCATGGAATCATTTGCTAGTCCAGCAAAAAATCCACTTCAACCAGACGAAGATCAAGTACCAGATCCAGAACCAGTTGCCGCCAATCCAGATTTATATGGAATAAAAAATCCAGTTATAGGACAAACATGGTTTAATAAATCAAACAAACGTTTATACGTATGTACCATCGCCGCCACAGAAACGGAAGATGCTGTGTGGAAATTAGATGGTGAAGGACGATTTTTAGATTTAAAGGGTGGTGAATTATCCGGAAATGTAAAAATTATTCGACCGGCTGGTAATGGTGGAACTGGAATAGAATTAATTAGTAAAGATGAATTATCTCCAATGTATGTTCAATTTGAAGATTTATCTGCTGTTAAAGGGCGATTGTTTGTTGAGCAAGAAGCGGGTACGGGAGTAGATACGCTAAAATTTGAAAAACGTGTTAATGAAACAATTAAAAACTCTATACACATGCACGATGGATATATCGAAACTCACGCCACTCAAGGTAAGATACGAACTCCATCCACCATAGCATCTGATACAGGCCAAACACTAGCAACCAAAAATTATGTTGATTTTGAAATAGCAGCTAATGGATTTGATGATGGTATATTTGAAGATGATATTACAGTATCTAAACCGAATGCTGGATTTTATGCAAAATCAACTAATAACACAACAGATCCAAAATTTGTATTAGCAGATTCGTCTGGTAACAAAGGAAAATTTTGGTTGAGTCAAGAAGGAACTGCTGATGTTTTAGTTCTTAGTAAAGGTATTTTTAATGGTGCAGAGGTTACAGGAACCACACAAAATGAAATTAGAATGACTGATACTGGTGTAGATTTTACTAAAAATATTACATTAAAAAATGCATTTCCTGTTATGACAATAGAATCAACAAGTCCAACATCTGGATCTATTTTATACTTTAAAGATAATCAAGCTGTGAAAGCTGAATTATCAATTTTACCAATAAATGGATCTGGCAGTATTGATGATTTAGTTTTACAGAAAAAAGCTGGATCTAATATTTTAAGTGAACTTAGAATGAAAGATGGATTGACAACTATGAGTCAACCATTTGAAGTACTAAAATCAGATGATATTATTAGATTAAACCCAGCAGTAGATAGTGCAAATGTCTCATTAAGTTCAAATGCAGGGGCACGACTTGCTAAGTTTGGTTTAAATTCAGATGATTCAGCAGTGATTGAATACACTTCAGGCACTACTGATTCAAGAGTTACATTAGAGCAAAATGGCACAGTTACCATTACAAAACCTAGAGCCACAGATCATGCCGATGTCGAAGTAACCGAAGATGAAAGACTAATAACTAAAAAATATGCTGATAGTAGGGGTTATATAGGTATAGGTAGAAATGTAAGCCCTAATAGGCTAGCATTAGAGAAAAATGGTACGTCTTGGAGAACTTCATCCAATTTTGTTGACATTCCAACTTCAACTGCAAATCTTAATTCGTTCCCTACTAATGGAACTAGTAATGCAGTAAATAAAACATATAGTACGGTAGCTGATATAAAAACATCTGGTTTAGCAACTGTATTAATTCGAATATCTTTTAGTTATGCATTAAGAGTAGCAGGCGGCGGTGAAGGGTCTAGTGGATTTTTTACATTTGCACCAGTGGATATACAATATCGAAGTTCTGCTGTTCCAGTAGGTGCATGGACAGATTTAGTATTGCCGGGTATTCCTATGGATACTTATCAGAATGTATATTCTGGTCAATATTTCGCTACAACCACGGCCCAAATAAACGCAGCTCAATCGGAAATAGAATTTAGATTCGGTAATACATCAAATGAATTTGTATTTGGTCCTATCAATAGAACAGGCACCATAGTTGAAAAATTTGATGCTGTTCTTATAGATAATGCAACATTTAACGTGGAATATTAAAATGAATAGTATTTTAATTTATGAAAAAGATTCTGGAATTGTTCAATCAGTGGTGAACAATAATATATCAGATATAAAATCTGATAATTATAAAAATTCACTTAAATCTGTGGAATCTAAATTACCCAAAGGCTTTGCCGCTGTCTATTTTAAAATAGAAGGTAATGAAATGCCCACTAAAATAAAAGTATCAAAAGATAAAAAAGTTAAAGTAATGGAACTATGTGAATATGGCATACAAGATAAATAAAACCAACCCATTTGCAGAAAATGCGACGATAAACATTTCTGAGTTTACCAGTAATGGGCCATTGCATCCATTGAGTCCAATATTGGATGATACCGCAATAGCAGCTAATAGTAGCTTAATACTCTATGGTAAAGCGCATCCTAATTATGGTGAGCGTCTTTCAGAGAATATTCTTAATATACTAGAAAATTTTTCCGGTTCAACAGAACCATCTTTCGCCACCGAAGGACAGCAATGGAGTTGTAGAATTGATTTTATTTTAACCGATACTGAATGGTATGAATGGGATCCAGTAGGAAAGACTTGGAATGTAGCAGTAGTAACAACTGGAACACCGTCAGATTTTGTTCATGGTGAATTGTTTTTTGATAATAGTTCGAAGCAATTAACTCGTGTTGTTAATACAGCAAACAATGCATTATCACCATCTACAATTAAAATCAAACACACCACAACAGGTGCTTTCTCTAACCCAAATTCTGTGGGATTCTTACCAGAAGTCGTTACTATGGAATATAGAAATGGTGAATGGCGAGGCATCTGTAATATAACAGTTAGTAAAATAGAACCAACTAGTGCTGACGAAGGACGTGTTTGGTATGACACTACCGCCAATAGATTAAAAATATATGTTGATGATGATTTCATTGAGTTAAATGATAATTTCTTAGATTTATCTGGTGGTACAATGTCTGGTGATATTGATATGGCAACCAATTCTATTGTTAACTTGGGAACACCAAGTACCAATTTCGATGCCACTACTAAAAAATATGTTGATGATTTAGTTCTTGCAAGTTCTGTGGCTTCATCTAATGTAAATGATTTATCGAATGTCGATGATGGAACCGCTCCATCTACAGCCACACCATTTTTAAAATACAACACAACATCTAGTAAATATGAAGTTAAAGCCCTTCAATTAGCCGATCTACAAGATGTTTCAGTTTCCGCTACAGAAATAAACTATCTATCTGGTTTAACATCCAATGTTAAAAGTGCAGTTGATACATTAACAATTAATTTAGGAAATCAAGAACAGGCGTTTATGGTTGCAGAAGGAACTACATTTGTAGCCGTACCTTCTAACACCATTACCGTTGTTGATGGATCATTCACTACAATATATGATCCAGATTCTATATTCGATGCCACCACTGGTGAATTTGATTTAGATGATTTCCCTGCAATTGGTGGTAATGCAGTTGTAGAGATTTCTGTTATGGTTAAATGGGAAACTGATGCAACCGCAGGTAGTTGGAGAAAGGTTGGATTATCAGTATCACCATCAGCATTGACTTCATACGAAGATCTTCGTGAAATTATTACTGGTCAAGAAACTACTAATAGTATTAATACTGGCCCAGTTAGAATTGATGGAACAAGTACAATTGCGATTAATGTAGAGCATTCAGCATCATCAGCTCAAGATTTAACGTTTTTCTCAATTGGAATTAAAATTCTAGATAAATCTGCTTAAAATAAATTGATGTGATATTATCTATGTCATGGATATAGACATAGATACTAAAACAGGCTTCGATCCATCCACCGTATTTCCTGACATTGTGCAAGCCTCCATGCTTGTCGATGATGGGTATAAGAAACATAACGTTG